GGTCGAAACATCAAAAATAAAATTTAACATGGAAAACGGATGGATCAAAATCAATCGGTCACTCAAGAAAAAGGGTTACTACACCCAGAGTGAATATGTGCACCTTTGGGTCCATCTTCTTCTCAGTGTAAACCACGAAGAAACCGAGTTTTTGTGGAACGGGAAGATCCTGAAAATCAAGCGCGGACAGTTTGTTACGGGACGTAAGAAATTAGCCCTAGAAACGGGCATCGCACCTTCTACTGTAGAAAGAATACTAAAACTCTTTGAAAGTGAACAGCAGATTGAACAACAAACTACGACAAAATACCGCCTAATTACCGTCATTAATTACGCAAAGTATCAGCAGTATGAACAACAGAATGGACAACAAACGGACAACAAACGGACAGCAAGTGGACAGCAGACGGACACAAACAATAAATTAAAGAATATAGAGAGAGATAAGGGGGCGGAAAAAATTGATTTGCCGGACTGGTTGGATAAGGGTTCGTGGACGGAGTGGGTGGCTTATCGGAAAGGGCGAAAGCTGACGACAAACGAAAAGACGATGAAAAAGCAGATTGACTTCCTCGCAGAGAATCGCGCAGTCCACAAAGAGATTATCAACCAAAGCATCATGAACGGGTGGCAGGGATTATTCCCACTCAAGGCAAATGGAACGCCACCAGTAAAAAAACCGGAGAGTGGAAAGTATGCCGGGCTCGGCACAAAAATAAACGTATGAACACAAACATCATTCCAACACGATATCTCTACGTGAAAACAGAGGACATACCGGAGAGGATACAAACGATTTTATTCAGCATCAAAGAAAGTTTAAGGGGTTTGTATCTTTATGGGAAATGCGGGACAGGAAAGACACACGTGGCATATGCAATAGCAAACTATTGCCACGAGAAGAAACTAAAAACGATGTTCTACAGCTCCACCGATTTACTCAGAGAAATTAAACAGGACTTTGATGAAGACCGAAAGTACGTTCCCTTCAATGAAACGAACTTTGCGGAGATTCTGAAATTCAACGGGCTTCTCATCATTGACGACATTGGGTCCGAGAAGCCGACCGAATGGGCAATAGAAACTCTCTACGCGATCATAAACAAGCGATACGAGGCAGTATACCCGACAATCTTCACGAGCAACTTAACCCTTGAGGAACTCGCGGGACGACTCGGAGATCGTATCGTTTCAAGGATCGCCGGAAGTTGCGAGATCGTAGAGCTTCAAGGGAAAGATCGGAGATTATAAATTAATAACGAGGTTCGCTGACTGGTGTCGGCAAATCGCACCAACGATGGGGGATAGGTGGATTTTCGTTTCTCGGGGATCACAAACACCTACTGAGAGCCGGTAACTCTCAAGAATGCTCACATTTCCTTCACGCCGATACCCGCCAGCGAATCTCACTAAAAAATATTTTATGTTCAAAGATAAAACAATTCGTAAAAAAGTGATGGAAGCGATCAATGCGAAAATAAAAGAAGTTGAATTCGCATATAGAGCCGGAAAGAAAGCTCTATACGAAGAATACGAAAGAGAACAAAAAGAACTTGAGCAGAGATTTGATAAAAAAGAAACAGCCCTCATTGAAGACCACGTCAACCAAATTACTGGAAAAATTATCTAACGAATTTAATCATGCTGAACTTAATTTATTTTGACACCGAAACGACTTCAAAAGACGAGGGGCGAATCGTACAGCTCGCGTTCAAGGAAGACAGCAATGCGACTGAGGTTTTATTTTTCAAACCTCCGGTCGCGATAGACATCGAGGCGATGGCCGTTCATCACATCACGGAGAAAAGAATCGCCGAAGAGAAACCGTTTGAATTTTATCGGGACGGGGTTAGGAATGCTTTCGCCGGCAGGATCGCCGTCGCTCACAATGCGCAGTTCGACATCGCCGTGATGAAGCGGGAAGAGTTTGAAATCAAGGATTTTATTTGCACCTACAAGGTCGCTCAGCGCCTCTACGATTTGCCGATGTATAAACTTCAATACCTTCGCTATCTCTGGGGAATTGAGATCAAGGCAACGGCGCACGATGCGGAGGGAGACGTGGATGTACTCGCGATGGTCTTTGACAAAATGGCATCTGAGTACATGCGAGAAAACGGAAAGACGGCAGATGAAACGATTGCTGATTTCGTGAAGATCACGAATTGCCCGACACTCCTTCGCCGAGTAATGTTCGGGAAATATCGTGGAAAAACTTTTGAAGAAATTTATAAAGAAAATCCGCAATATCTTGAATGGCTGAAGAAACAGGACGAGCTCGAACCAGATCTGCGCTTTACGGTGAATTACTGGTTATCGGGTAAACAAAATTCACTCTTATGAGAAAACCAGACGATCGGCAATGGCGCAGGATCAATCCGTATCATTGCAAGGGGTGTGGAAAAAGGCGGTTGTCATTTCACCATTCGCGAGCAAAGGACGGTTACTGCACTAAGTGCCAGCTCGCACCGGATACCGGTCAAGCAAAATTATTCGCCTAATTATTAAACAATGGAAAAATATCATCTCAAACGTCTCAAAGACCTCGCGGGAAGAAAAAGCCATCAGGACTTTGAAACCGACAGAGAACTTTCCGCGCTTTACTCTCTTCTTAGAGAAATACCCGGGTGGAAATTCTGGAAATGGATTTCACTTTCGGTAAAAGTTCTCAAAGCGGAGAGGGTACACCGAGAGTGTTGCGGGAGCGGAAAATATCTTTGAAAAATTTATGCAAATTAATTTTATCATTCAAGGCAATCCCGAGAATTTACACGGAAACCCGATGCCATACACACGGCTTCCGAATAACATGAAATTCTCACCGCTTGGCGAACGATACGCGCGATGGAAGAGATACGTCCTCTCAACCTTTTGGACGGAAGCGCATAAATTTCCCGAGGCGCAAGAGATGATTGATTTCCGAACTGGGCAGATATCAGTTCCAAAGAAAAATCAAGTAGCGATTACTGTGCACGTGAAGTTTGTGAATCACTCGCACGGCGATCTAGACAACATCGTTAAAGGGATATTGGATGCCATCATCAAAAACGATAAATGTGTGAACGAGATCCACGCGACAAGCGAATTCTCACCGACCGATGGTGGCACAACAAAAGTGGAATTAAAAATTTTATAAAAATAATAATTTAGAACCATGGAAAAAGAATTGCAAAAAGAGTTTTCAACGAAATTTATCAAAGACCTCAAATCAGATGCATATCGCCACATTGCCAATGCTGCCTTTGACGAAACAAAAATCCCCGCAGTTAAAAAACTTCAGGACGTAAAACTCATAGAATTGAACGGAAAGGATGGACTCAAAGACAAACTCACGGCTCTGCAGGCAAAGCACATGGAGGCAAAAAAGAAAATGGAAGAGATGCCGGGCGGAAAGGACGGATACGAGATGAGAAAACCGCTTATTGCCGAAATGCGTGAACTTGAAAAAGAGATTAAGAATGCCGAGATAGATGTCGCGAAAGCAGAAAGTTTTGTGGTCGACTGTGATGACGCAATTCAAACCATCAACAAAGGGGTTCAGGATGCAAAACAGAAAGCCGGGCAATTTCTTGATCGTGCGAAATTTCTCGAAACCTATGTGTGGGTAGAGGAAGTGAAAACCGAGGAAGTAAAACCTGCAGAATAAAATCATGGAAGTAAAACAGGGAAAAATAAATATTGCAAAATTGAAGCGTGCGGAATACAACCCGCGCTTCATGCCGGATGAAGAAATGTCCGCACTTGTTCGCAGTATAGATCAGTTCGGCTTTGTGGAATTCCCTGTTGCAAATTCAAATCCTGAGCGCTACGGAATGCTCATCGGTGGACACCAAAGAACCGCGGCGCTCGAGCGTTTGATTTCAAACGGACGAATCCCCACAAACATTGAAGTAGATCCTGCGGGTGGATATTTTGTGCCAGTGATGTTCGTTGACCTCAACCTTGAACAAGAAAAAGCCCTCAACCTTGCACTGAATAAAATCAGAGGAAAGTGGGATGATGAAAAGTTGGCAATGCTCATTGTTGAACTCAAAGAAAGTACCATCATTCCCGCAACAGGATTCCGAGATGACGAAATCAGCCGGATACTTGATGCCACTCTTCCCGGAGAAAGTGGAGAGAATGGAAAAAATGACCCGGACGAACCCAAAGAAGCGCGTTCTCAATTCGGGGAAGTTTATCAGCTCGGGACACATCGGCTCATTTGCGGAGATTCAACCGATCTGGCAACTTACGAGAAACTATTCGGTGGAGAAGAAGCTGACATGGTATTCACTGATCCGCCTTACAATGTCGCATACAAAAGCCGAGGCGGAAAACTGAACGAGAAAGGTGTCGGGAGTATCAAGAACGACGACATGAGCGCTGAAAAATTTCGGGAATTCATTGACGGCGCATTCTCCTCAATGCTCAGCCGAGCAAAGACCGGCGCAAGCTTTTACATCTGTTCAGGTTGGTCGTCATATCCTCAATTTTTGGAGAGCATGGTTAAACACGGATTCCAACACTCGGGCGTTATTATCTGGGTGAAGAATACTCCGAGCATGGGGTGGAACGATTACCGATACAAACACGAGTGGATTGCCAAGGCGAAAAAGGTTGATGTGAAAACTGCCGAGGGAATTATATACGGATGGAAAAACGGCACGCACCACTTCAACGGCGAGAATGAATTTGATGTCTGGGAAATGCCCCGAAAGTCCGTTCAGAATTATCTTCACCCGACAGAGAAACCCGACTGGCTCGCGATGCGGGCGCTCCGCAATAGCACCAAGCGCGGGGACATCGTTCTTGATCCATTCGGGGGTTCGGGAAGTACAATGGCGGCCGCGGAAAAGACAGGAAGACGTGCATACATGATTGAGTTGGACCCGAAGTTTTGCGATGTTATCCGCGACCGTTGGGAAAGAATCGAAAGACAAAAAATCGCGTAAAGAAAAAGTGGAGTAAAAATTTTCACACATAGACACACAATGAAACATTTAGATTTATTCAGCGGTATAGGTGGCTTCGCTCTCGCAGTGGACCGTGTGTGGTCGGATGCTGAGCACACCTTTTGCGATAACGATAAATTTTGTCAAGCCGTATTAAAAAAGCATTGGCCACAATCAAAAATTTATGAAGACATTAGAACTCTTACCAACACCTCAAGCGAGCGATCCGATAAACGAAAATCGGAAAATAACCGACCCATCAAAAATGAAAAAACCAACCGACCTTCCTCGCCGTTTGAAAATGGAATTGACCTCATCACGGGGGGGTTCCCGTGCCAACCTTTCAGCCAAGCCGGACTACGAAAAGGAACGGAAGATGACAGATTTCTCTGGCCTGAAATGTTTCGTGTCATCAGAGAATTCCATCCGACATGGGTCATCGCTGAGAACGTGCGTGGCCTTGTTACTCTTAAAAACGGAGTGGTACTCGAACAAGTGTGTGCTGATTTGGAAAACGAAGGATACGAAGTCCAACCGATTATTATTCCAGCTGTCGCCGTCAACGCACCACACCGACGAGATCGCGTCTGGTTTATTGCCCACCGCAAGGGTGAGCGAAACAGAGGGGTCGCCAGTAAAAAATGCGGAATTCAAAAACGGAAGTTGGAGCCGGGTGAACAAGAAGGGAGTGAGGTTTGGAGTGAAAGTCAAGGATGTGCTGGCGATGCTTCCGACTCCGACAAAGGGGGGATTCGACGATACGAACGAGAGGGCGATACGAAAGCAACAACTTCACGCGATAGCTGGCAGAGAAATTGGATTGAAGTTGCAACCGAACTTTGTAGCGTGGATGATGGGCTACCCGTTGAATTGGACGGACTTAAACTCACCAAGCCATCACATCGGAGAGAACAACTTAAAGCGTACGGAAACGCAATCGTCCCACAGGTCGCGGAGATGATAATGAGAGCGATAAAAACAAGCGAAACATAAAATGAAACGAACACACGAAGCTGAAGAAAGAATACGCCGAATCATTCGGGACTCCATCGCGGTGGACCCGCTGATTTCGTTGCGCTCATTGCAAGACGTACTTCAGCGCCGGAACTTTCAGATTGGCGATTTGAATTACATTAGCAAGCTTCGCAAAAAAGTTGAAACTGAAGCGCTGGCAAATATCGACCGCTCGGAGATTAATCCCCGCCTCGCGAAGACACAAGAACGTTTCCGTCTCATTTTTGGAAAGTTAAACCAGATCGCATTCTGGCCGAGAGATGCTGAAGAGAAGACGATGCCCCCGACTTACAAAGACCAGATCGCCGCACTGAAGGCACTCGCTCAGCTAGATATCGCACTCCTCTCCGCCGAGATGGATGCCGGAATATTCACCCGCCACATCGGACTCGTGGAAGAGCAGAGGCGCTTTGTTCCGCTCCCACCCGAGCAAGTGGACATGATTATGGGGGCATTCAAGGCGTGGGGAATTGGACCCGGAGCGACACTAGCAATGCTGAAGCCGGCGAGAGATGCGGAGGCAAGAGTTATCAAAGTTTTTAATTTGAAAAAGTAAAATGGATTCATACAAACCAAAAAGATTTGAATTTATCAAGAACTCCGGCGGAGCATATTCACTCGGGGTTTTTGTCGCTACCGAAACATACAGCAACGAGCGCTGGCGATTCCGTGATTTTTATATTTGTGCCCACTTTATATTTTTCGGACTCACGATCGTTTTTTATCGGAGTCAAAAAAAATAAATATGAAAATACTTTTTTTAGACATTGACGGTGTTGTGAACTGCGCGACCACTACGCAAAGGCATCGCGGGTTCATCGGCATTGACCCGATGATGGCGTTCCTTGTCGGAAAGATTACCCTCGCAGTTCCGGATCTCAAGGTTGTGCTTTCCTCTTCGTGGAGACACATGACGGAGGGGCGAGAGGAAGTGGAAAGGCAAGTCGTCCCGATCTTTGATATCACACCACGGCGCGAAAAAGGAAATCTATTACGCGGGGATGAAATCAAAGCATGGCTTGATTCACACGAACTGATGAAGTGCGATACTCCGACAAGTTGCCCTCCTTTTTCTCGCGCTATGTGTATGGGTCATTCGATAGAAAAGTATGCGATTCTTGATGATGACAGCGATATGCTTGAGGAACAACTCCCGAACTTTTTCAAAACCTCGTGGCAGACCGGCATCACAGATGAAATCGCTGAGAGAGTTATAAACCATTTTCAAAAATAAAAAATGCCACCAGAGAGCAAAAACAATTCAATACCAAAGGATCTCTCGTGGTGGAAAGACACCGGGTTTATTCACGACTTTAATTTTCGTAAAGAAATTCGTAAAACACTCAAGGGCTTCTGCTTGATTTACCTCCCGCACTATCTCCAACTCCAACCCGCTGATTTTCACCCGGGACTTGTGGACACGCTCGGCAACCCATTGGAACGCTTCCTCGCCATCGAGGGATTTCGCGGATCGGCGAAGAGTACGTTCGGGTCGCTTGCTCTTCCTCTCTTCGCCGCACTAGAACAGCCGGACCGATACCCGTTCATCATTCCTTGCGCCGATACCTCAATGCAGTCAGCGCTCAACATCGCTAACATCAAACAGGAACTTGAACATAATGCGCTCATTATGCAGGACTACGGAAAGTTCGCATACAAGCGAATAGACGACCCGACACCGGAGCCAACGCTTGAGAGCGAAGAGGAGTGGCAAGCGAAGAATATGCTACTTTCAAATGGTGTGCGTATCCTCGCACGATCGCGCGGGCAAAAAATCCGCGGACTCAGACACCGACAACATCGCCCGAAACTTGTGGTGGTGGACGATCCTGAAGATTTGGACTGGGTTCGGACCAAGGAGAATCGCGACAAGACCGAGCGATGGCTTACTGGCGAAGTGATCCCGGCGATAGATGAAGTGGACGGTCGCGCAATCGTCATCGGCAACCGACTGAGCAACGATGCGCTCATGGCTCGCCTGAAGAAAAACAAAGCGTTCAAGTATCTGGCATATCCGCTCGTGCGCGACAACGGAACGATCACGTGGAAAGCGAAGTATCCGAATCAAGCGGCATTGGACCGACAAAGAGATCTCGTGGGTGTGAATGCTTACATGCGCGAGTACCTTCTCAAAGTTATTCCTGACGAGGGTGCGGTCATAAAGCCGGAATGGATCAGGTACTACGACAAAGAGCCAGAGCAAGCGAAGAATGGACTGCAAGGCACAGGTATAGACCTCGCCATCAGCAAAAAAGAAACGGCGGACTGTACCGCGATGGTGTCTGGGACATCTTTCAACATTGATAACATCCCGCAAATTTATGTGAAGCCCGACCCGATCAATGCACGCCTCAGTTTTCACGAAACGATAGAAACAGCAAAGGCGGTCTCCATCGCAAACCCATTCGGAATTTTGTTCGTTGAATCAGTTCAGTATCAAGCGGCCGCCATTGAAGAGATGGAGCGCAATATGCTTCCGGTACAAGCGATGCGACCAACAACCGACAAGCGTGCTCGCCTTCAAAGTATCGCTCCTTACCTCCAAAATGGCACGGTGAAGTTTCCACGGACAGGATGCGAGGATTTGATCATTCAGCTTCTCGGGTTCGGAGTAGAAGAGCATGACGACCTTGTAGACGCTTTTGTTTACCTCGTCCTTGGATTGGTCCAGCAGGGAATTGAAGCACCACAAGTCATAGATTTATTCGCTATCAAAGACGATTAAAAAATGAACCCACAAAACCTTAGTCTTGAGTGGCAAAAAGCAATCCGCGAACTTGCGAGGGTCGCGGGGCAACTTGAGTGCGGGGAGATCGTCATCAAAGTACTGGACCGAAAGCCGGTGCTGACTGAATACACAGTGAAGAGGAAGATGACAGATGTGGGAGATTTTATGGTCCGAGCGATTGAAGACATCTGAGTTATCCACAGAAAAAAATTATTGACTTTTGCGAAAGGGTGTATACTGAAATTATATCCAGAGCACAGCCAACTCCGACCGTTTCCACCATTTTTAATATTGAAGTCTGAGCAGTAATCTGCAGGACTGGTTTTCGTCCCTTTCAAGGGCTGAGAACCAGTCCTTTTTTTGTATAAAAATATGAATTTTGTAGACAACATTCTCAAAACAGTTGGTCTCGCTCGCATCAAAGAGGTGCCGATCGCATCCGGTATCAGCGGGTCCGATCCTTTTGCTATTTGGTCTACCGGTTCAAAAAAAGTTTCAGTTCAAGCGGCGATGAACGCAAACACCGGGTGGGTTTACGCTTGCACTCGCGCGATAGCCGAGGCAATCGCAAAGACAGAGTTCCGCCTCTTCACAGTGAAAGGCGAGAATGAAGTTGAAACATTCAATCACGAAATTCTTGACCTGCTCAACAGTGTCAACCATTACCAAACACGATTTGAACTTTTATATAACACCGCGGCACATCTTGAACTCGCCGGAAATTCGTACTGGCTTCTCGTCAACGCGAAAGGCGAGCCGGTAAAATCCGAAACCGAAAAGCCGGTCGCTATTTTCCCGCTCAGTCTCCTTTATGTGAAGCCCATCAAAGCCCCGCTCCCTGAATTTATCAAGGGGTACAAATATCGCATTGATGGAAGCACGCAAGATTTCAAACCTTTCCAAATAATTCACTTCAAATGCATTGACCCAAATGACCCTTACGAGGGCATCGGGACCGTGCAGAACATCGCCGAATGGATAGATGCCGACAATGCGGCAACGCAATTCAACGCGGCTTATTTCAAAAATGGCGCACGAATCGGCGGAACTCTTGAAAGTGACAAAGCGATGAGCGTGGAACAGCAGAAAGTACTCAAAACATCGTTTGAAAATTTGTACAAAGGCACGAGCAATGCGCACAAGGTCGCCATTCTCCCCGCCGGAATCAAATACGAAGAGAAAGGAACGACTCCGAAAGATATGGAGTTTGCGACTTTGCAGAATGTGAGCCGGGATAAAATCCTTGCCGGATTCCGCGTTTCAAAAACAGTACTCGGGACTGCGGAAAGCGAAACGAATCGTGCAACGGCTGAAACCGCTGACTATGTCTTCAGCGAGAGAACCATCAAACCGAAAGTGGAGATGATCGTTCAGCAACTCAATGAATTTCTTGTGCCTCGCTTCGGAGACAATCTTTATCTTGATTTTCACAGCCCGACACCTGAAGACATGACCGCCAAGATGTTGGAACTCGCGGCCGCTCTTCCCGGGCAGGCATCTATGAGTATCAACGAAGCTCGCGAAATCTTCTTCGGACTCGGACCGGTAGAAGGAGGCGACAACGTGATGGGAAACTTCTCACTTATCCCGGTTGGAACACCTTCAGCAAAGCAAGTGAATGAGGGACGGAGCAAAAGCATAGGACGAAAAGGAAATCGCCAACCGGCAGTAACTCGCTACGCAAAGAACGCAAAAATCCGAAAAAGTATTGGCTCTGAAATTGCCGATGTTGTTGCGAAAGCATTTGAAGTTGCCACGAAAAAGACGGAAGAGATCCGAGAGAAAGCGGTACAAGATGTCAGTTCGCTCGCAACTATGAGCGATGACGATTTTGAAATGCTCTATAAATCTTTTTTCACTCGGGTAACTCCTTACGAAAAACTGGTCTCTCAAGCGGTCTGCAAATTCAACGCACAACAAAAAACGAGTGTGCTTGAAAAATTGCAGAACAAATGGCCGACGAAAGGATTTGTTGGAAAGAAAAAATCAGATGCGACTGACCTCGCTGATTCATTACTCGGCGGAACTGACTGGCCACAAATTCTCGCGCAACTCGCCGACCCTTCTCTCTCTTCACTTTACGAGAAAGAGGGAAATGAGGCAGCGGCACTTATTGGCACTACATTCGCGATGACGGAAGAAGTTCGCGCTGCACTGAAGAGGGCAATCACTCTGATGACCGACAGCTACACGCAGACAACCCTGATGCTTCTCGAAGATACGCTCGCTCAAGGTTTGAAAGATGGAATCGGACTTGAAGAAATGGCGGCAAACATCAGCAACATTTACGAATTCAGTGATGCGGTCCGATCAGAACAAGTCGCACGAACGGAAGTGTTTCGTATCGCAAACGAATCAACACGCACAGCGTTCAAACAAAGCGGAGTTGTGGAATCATTGAAGTGGTACACGGCGGCCGACGAGAGAGTATGCCCGCTTTGCGCTCCGATGCACGGAAAAATCGTCAGCATCAATGATCCATTTTTCAAGAAAGGCGACACGGTCCAAGGGGACGATGGGTCAACGATGGAAGTTACCTACGACGATGTCCAAGGTGGAGCATTACACGTGATGTGTCGGTGCTACATCAGACCTGAAGCGATAAGTATTCAATAAAAACTTTTTAGAAATTTAACAGAAAAATATTATGCATCCTGAAGCATTAAAAAAATTGAGCGAGGAAGTCCGGAGCAAGATCGAAAAAGCGGTCGGTGCTGCCGGAATGCAAGAAACCATTTCAAAGACCCGCGCGGCAAATGCCGAGGATACGGGAACTTTTGAGGTCATTATTTCCACCGACGCGGTAGATCGCCAAGGTGAAATCGTTGACCAAAGCGGATGGGATCTTACTTTTTACAAAATGAACCCGGTTGTTTTATGGGCTCACGATTACTACAGCATGCCGATTGGAGTATGCGATGAAATTGGACTCCAAAACGGGAAACTCGTCGCAAAGGGTCGCTTCGCTCCGGCTGAGGCGAATCCTTTCGCTCAACAAGTTCGCGCACTTTATGACGCGGGAATGCTCCGAACCACATCGGTCGGATTTATCGTTCACGAAGCGGATGGAGAAAAAATCACAAAAGCGGAATTGCTTGAATTCTCATTTGTCCCGGTTCCTGCGAATCCTCTCGCTCTCTCCTTGCGCCAAATGAAAGAACTCGGAATCGAGCAATCCATTTTTGCCGCAAAAGGAATCAACGTTGACATCAAAGCGGATCCGAAAGAGGGAGATACTTGCACATTGGAAGATGGAACGGAGGGAAGTCTTGCAATGGACGGAGATCAGATGGTCTGCAAACCGAAACAAACCACTGAGGGAGAAAAAACGAAAGGCGCGGTCCAAGATGAACTCGATACGGAAGAAGCATACGAGCAGAAATGGAAAAACCTTGATGTTGTGTGTGAAGCGATCAACGCGTTCTTTGATGTTTATCTCACGAACGAAACAAAGCCGGAACAATTTGGAGACCTTCTCAAAGAACTCGCCGGAATTCTCGTGCAGATTGCAGATGGTGCGGTACCTGCAGATGACGGAAGTGTTAAGTCTAAAATGAAGACCGCGAAAGAATTTATAAACAGAAAGACTGTCGATGGAGAAGAAAAACCAAAAGAAGAAGAAGTCATCAACGGCGAAAACGCCAACGATAACGGTGCCTCCTCTGGGGGTAACGAGCCGGGGAAAACTGATGATGATCAGTCGGCAAAACAAAGGTCGAATGTCGCAGGATCGGACACGCTCGATGCACTCAAAAAGTACAACGAGGAAAAGGCGGTCTTGCGTGAAATAGCAACTATCGTGGGCGATGCCCTTGGGAAAATTAATGCCAAGGATCGTAGCTCACGAAAAAAGTAACTATGGATCAAAAAGCATTAGAGGCAATCAAGGGTCAAATCGTCACCGCAGTAGATGAGGTGATGGAGAAGCGACTTGGAGAGGCGGTAACGCCACTCGTTGCCGGAGAAGTACGCCGAATCGTTGACGAAATTCGGATGGAAAAAACTCTCTTTGGAAAAGACCGCACTGGTCTTGGAGAAGATCAGAAATCTTTGTTTGTGGAGACGGTGAAAGCCGCCGCCGGTTTCAAGACCAAAGCAAACGAAGCGCTGATCAGCGAACAGGATAACCGTGGAGGTTTCCTCGTTTCAAAGGAAGTTGAATCTGCCATCTTGAGAATCGCCGCGAGCGTCGGCCTTGTTATGGGGCAAGCCCAGCAATGGACGATGAACACCGACGAGAAAGCAATCCCGAATTATACGGGATCCTTCCTCGAGGGTGAATTCCTCGGCGTAGATGCAGCGGGATCAGTAACCGGAATCACTTTCGGTGAAGCAAATCTCATTGCAAAGAAGTGGCAACTCGCGTTCGTAGTCGGAAACGACTTGCTCGCAGATGCCTCCCCGGCTCTCGCTGACTGGCTCCTTGCGCTCGCAGGCGAATCGCTTGCGAACATGACCGATAAGCAGGGTCTCGCAGGCACAGGTGCTCCGTTCATCGGAGTCCTGAATCACACTGGCGCTACTGTGTTAACTCTCCCTTCAGGAGAAGACACCTTCGCTGAATTTTCAGCGGTGACAGACGCGTCAGACGTGATCGCCAACCTCGATGAATCTGTTCTCGACGGCGCAGCATTTTATATGCATCGCACCGTTTGGGCAAAGATTCGCTCGCAGAAAGATAGCGCCAACGCGTTTATCCTTCCGCAAGCAGGTGCGGTTTCCAATGGCGTTCTCGCGAATTACGCGGGAGCTGTCGGCGGACCGAAACCTGTCGGAGAATTGCTCGGATACCCGGTCTTCACAACCCGTCATCTCCCCGCTAACAGCGCTACTGCGGTTTCAACGAAATACATGATTTTCGGAAACCTCAAAGCACTCGCTTACGGAGAGAGAGGCGGTATGACCGTATCTCAGCACGAGTCCGGCTCATTCGGCGGTAAGGAAATTGCACTCGCAGACCAACGCGCTCTTGTCTACAAGAAACGCATGGCTCTCGTCGTTGCATTGCCTGCAGCCTTTGTTGTCGTTAAGACAGCGGCTTCCTAAACGCTAGTTTAGGAGAGTAGAGAATAAACGGATACGTTCCCATGTTCGTGAATCAAAACTCAAAGCGACCTCTCGACACCGTAAGGCGAGGTTAAACAAGGGACGAATCGAGCAAAACCCTTTAACCGTAAAAAGAAAAAACCATGAGCAATGTAAAGCCATACAAGGTCCTCAAGGCAATCAGTTTCCGACTTGATCGGATTGAAGCGGGAAGCGTTATTCACGCCACCGATGAAGAGGCAAAAAATATCGGTGTGGAATATCTCCAGCTCGTCGATGCTCAAGGCGCGGAAAAAACGGATCAAGAAGTAACGACCGACGAGGTGAAAGCCGACGAGGAAGTGAAAAATGACACCGAGACGGGCCAAGAAACATCGGAAAATGATCAATCCAAAACGACCAAGCACATCGTCACCGAAGAGGATTTGAAAAACAATCCTGAACTCGCTGAAGAAGGTGTGAAAGTCGGTGATGAGATTGATGTTGCGGATACCGCAGAAACCGACGAGAGCACCAATGCATCCAAAACCGACGAGGTGAAAGCCGACGAGGTAAAGGAATAGGGAATTAACCGATGCTATGACAGCTTCCCACTGGTTCGTTCACACGATGAACGCGTCCGCGTTCTTCAAGGGTCGATGAAACGAGCGGTCCGACCGGACCTTATAGCGAAAAAATAAAAACCATGCGTTCAGTATACGATGCAATCAAAACAGTTCTCGGCATAGCCCCGATCGCGCAAGCGGCTTCGGAAGTTTTGTCGGCTGCAATTGATACCGCTGGATACAACAGCGGACTCGTTGAAGTGATGGTGGGTGCGGCAACCGGCACACCGGACAGCTACTCAGTAGCTTGTAAAGTAACCGAATGTGCTACGAGCGGCGGCAGTTATGCCGATGTCTCTGGCGCAACAGCCACGCTTACTGTTAACGGCACACACGCGCAGATCCGCGTCGAAGGACTCGGAACTTCACGAATGCGCTACCTCAAGATCAGTATGACCCCTGCGTTTGTTAACGGCACTACGCCGAAAGCACTCGTCGGAGCCACCGCTCTTCTTGGCAGGGCGTTCAGCGAACCTGTCGGCAACAGTGCAACGGCTGCCTAGTGCAGCGCGTTCAATCACCGCCACTCCCTCTGAACACTCGGGGGGAGAATCGGGGACTGAAACATTTTTAATAAAAAATTTATGGCAGATCAAGCACTTGCATACGCATTAAGTACCGTCGCGCGAATCAAAGCGCGATTGGCAATAACCGAAATCGGATTTGATACGGTGTTCATTTCGTATCTCAATGCGGCAACTGATTTCATTGAGAGTTCCTGTGATCGCCGATTCAAAGAAACGACATACGCTGATGAAGTTTACAGTGTGGATGAATACGGAATGCGTCAGCTCGTACTGAAGCAATTTCCAGTTTCAAGTTTGACGAAATTCCAGTATCGCGCCGGTCTTCCCTCAAATCCTTCGTGGACTGATTTCCAAATTGATAGTTACCAGCTCCGAGAAGATGGGGCGACCGGAATCATTGCGTATGACGGCGATCTCCCGAAAGGAATCAACACGGTCCGAGCTTCATACGTTGCCGGGTACAAGATTGACTTCACAAAGTATGGCGACATCGCAAATCACACTCTCCCCGCTGATATCACCGAACTTTGCGAACGCCTCATTGTGAAGAGATTCAAGAGGAGGGAAGCGGAAGGGAAAATGAATGAGAGTTTTGGTGGAGGAAGTATCGCATGGCAAGACCTGCTCAAGGATAGTGACAAAGACATTCTCGCGGGGTATCGCCGAATAGTTTTTATATAAAACCATGTCATCAGAATTTGTTCTTGAAATTAGAGGAATCAAAGGACTGCAACGGGCACTCCGACAGTATCCGAAGATATCGCATCCGATCCTTCAGAAAGCATTCATTGCGACAGAGGCAGTTTTTGCAAAGCATACCCTCAAAGATAATCCCGTTCCGTGGCGCACAGGAAATCTCCTTCAGTCATTCAGATTCAAGACCGGCGAATTGCAAGCGAGGTGGTTTCCGACAGCGAATTACGCCCCAGCACTTGAATTCGGGACAGGAATATACGGTCCAAACGGTACACCAATTTATCCGAAAAATGCATCAGTCCTTTCTTGGGTTTCGGCAGGGGGAGAAGGAAAATACGTTACGGCAAAAACATCAGGTCGGAAATATTACAAACAAGGTGGCGGGGGTGGAAGAGTATTTGCTCGGTACATCAAGGGAATGCGACCACGACCATTCATGCAAGCAATAATTGATAACTCAAAAGATGACGTGGTGAAACTTTTCAAAGAAGCAACGGATATGGTCAATTTAGAAATTTCAAAAGAAACGTTAAACGATTAAAAACATGAGCCAAATAAGCGACATCAA